ATGCTTATTCACTACAAGACTCTTTTTTTTTTCAATTTCTAAAGTATTATTTTGTATTTTTTTTGGGTTTTATGGTAGATCAAATACTATGGACAAAATTAAATATTTATAAATACTACGATCATTATTTTATAGATAAAAATTTTTATGTCAAAAATGTCAAGTTAGTCTATTATAATTTAAATAATCAATTAGTGACGTTTCCAGTTTTTGAATATTTGAAAAAGAAAGAAGTAAAAATGTATAGTGCTCAATTATTTCGAACAATTGTTGATTACTATGGTATAAAAAATATTAAATTTAATGAAGATACTCGTTTTTTAATAAATTATCAAGTAAATAATAAACAATATCGACTTTTTTATGGATATTATGATTTAGTAAAAAAAAGAAAAGAAAATAAGGAAGAAACACGTGATCTATTATTACCATTTTATGATGAAGATTATATAAATTTAATGAAACAAGATTCATTTTTAAATAATTTATTACTTTATTTTCGCATGGATTGTAAAGATATAGAAACATTTCGTATTAATGATAAGGATTATAATATATCCATTATTAAAGAATTTTTAGGGCCCTATTATGATTTTGGAGTATTAATCAATTCATCATTTAAAGTAAAATGGTTATTAGATGAATTGCAGATTTTACAGTTTGAAAGTATCGAATGTAAATATTTACAATTATACTTTGACGAAGAAGAAGAAATGGATTTAGTAGAAAATTCGATTAAAACAAATGATTGTAACGCATTATTTATATCTAAATATACACAAAATTTACTAGATAAATAATACAAAAATAAAATTTTAAGATTTAATTTTAAAATTAAATTATTTACACTTTTTTAATTTACACTTTTTAATTTATATTTTTTATTATTTTTTATTGTTTAATAAAAAATATTATACTATAATATATGTCTCATTATAATTATAAAAACGTACATAATAATATTACTCCTAAAAAAAATAAATCTTACAGTATTAATGACTTAAATGGTGTTATGGCTAATACTGGTCCAACAAGTCCATCTCCTGTTAAATTCAATATGGGCAATGGTGTTTTAGGATCTTATGATAATTTACAGTTAAAAACTCCATGTAAAGGTGGATGGAAACACCCTCCATGTGATACTCCTATAAAACCAAATAAATTATATGTTCCTCAAGGTACTCCTCTTCCTTTGAAAAATGAAGTTATTTACGCAGAATTACCAGAAGATAGTATGTTTATCTTTAACCGTTCTTACAGTAGTCCAGAATGTTGTCCTTCTACATATTCTACAGATCGCGGTTGTGTATGTACAAGTCCTGAACAAAGAAAATATATTGGCCAATATCGTGGTAAAAATAAGACTTACGGTAATTATTCATTTTAAATTTTTACATAAGTGTAAATAATTTAATGTTAAAATTATATCATTAACTTAGGAACAATTATAACATAATAAAATATCTTTAATATATAATTAAATATTATATATTATTATTATGACAAGTCCCAATAATTTAAAATATTGTTCTGATTTAATCTATAGGAATCTAGAAGGTATTAAAAAAAATGGCACTTTTAAATACGATATTAATTTTGAAAAAAAAAAATATATTGATACATACTGCCTTTTTAATGATAGAATTTCTTTTTTATTATTCAATCGTCAATTTAAAAAAGGAAAGGATAATAATAAGAGTCAAGAAGGAAATAATATATATAACAAGCAACAGGAAATATATAGAGTAAAATTAAATCATATTACTTTTGGGAACTATACTTTTGGGAACTATTCTTATTTATTTAAAATACAATATAAAAAAAAGGTTAAAACATACATATATATTTATGAAAAATTACTACCTCCTTTATTAAAAAAATATCAACTTCGAAGAGAACCTGATGTTAAAAACAAGATTTTTATAGATATTTTAACATATTATTTTCATTTGTATAAATTACAATTTTTTAAGACATCAAATCATAAAATTTTAGTCGTTTTATTTTTTGCTAATTATATCAAATTAATTAAAGAAGAATTATATGATAAATATCAAATAAATATTACAATGGATATTCAAAATTATCATCAATTATATTTATTCTTGAAAGAAAAAAAATACGTTTCATATTATTATGATGTTATTGTGAAAGAAATTTTGAAAAATTATAAGAAAATACATAAAAAAAGCACTTCTGTAAAAGAAATTAATTTGTTTTTAGAAAATTATGATTCTAAATAATTATAAATGAAAAATCCGAATAAAGTAAAAGCAAAATCAAAATTAGAATAATTATATTTATAATATATAATATTTTTATGTAATTATATATTATGGACGTAAATTATTTAATAGGATTACTTATTATTATTGCTTTTGCTTTATTAGGATATTCTCATTATGAACACTTAAGTCAAGATATCACTTTCACCAAATCTGACATCGACGATAAGGAATATTTAGTACGCAACATGGAAGATAAAAAAGAAGCAGCCAATTTACTTGCTAAAATTCGAACGAAATTAGAGCGTCTTACATTATTAATGAAACAAAAATATCCAAATGATCCAAGTGTTATACGTTTAAATAAACGATTTAATGCCAATAATATTTCTGAATCAGGAAAAGGAAGTCAGTACACCTCATATTCTGTAAATAAGGGTGAAAAAATTGTCTTCTGTATTCGCCAAAAAGATACAAATGAATCACTTGTAGAAGAAAATACAATTACTTTTGTCGCCATTCATGAACTTGCGCATATTATGACCAAATCAGTAGGTCATACTCCCGAATTCTGGGAAAATTTCAAACGTCTTTTAAAAGAAGCAATTAAAGCAAATTTATATACTAAAGAAGATTATACAAATAATCCAAAAGAATATTGTGGAATTAAAGTCACTGATTCACCATTAGATGTCTAATTTATTTTTTTCGATAATAAAAATTATTATTTTGATAATAATTAATAAAGTATTTTTTAGAATGAGTGTCATTGAATTTTCCCATCATTTTTGTGAATCTCGATTAACTCAAAATCAAGGTCCCGAATTATGGAATGCATATACTTCTTTATTTATTTCATTTGTCCCCTTAATTTATGAATTACCACGCAATAAAATTTTATATAATATTTCTACCATTTTAATGTTAAATGGATTAAGTAGTTTTTATTATCATTATTACTTAGATTGGTATGGAAAACAAGGTGACGAAATATCTATGATAATGGCTAATTATTATGGTTTATATGGATTACTGCACTTGTATTATAAATATAATATACCATCTCGTGGATTAAGCCTTTATTATAATAATATGAATACAGTTTTTATGATTCTATTTATTGTGTTAAATACTGATCCGAGAAATGATTATTTATTTCCTCATATTTTTACATTATATTTACTACCAACAATAATATTAATCTATAAAGTAGGAAATAAATACAATATACCTTATAAAAATAATTTAGCATTATCATCATGTGGAGCATTTTTCTGGATTCTTTCTGAATTAATGTGCACAGAATTTACCAAATATGGACATGTGTTATGGCATCTTTTATTTCCACTTGGATTTTACCGATTAATTTTAGATTTTGATAAAGTATCAAACCTATAATCAATCGATAATAATTATTTATAAATTATTATGCCAAATTTTATTTTCTACTATTATTAAAAAATAAAAAGAAAGTCAAAGAAAAAATATATGATTATATATTAATTATGTCATGTGATATAAAAATTAATTCAATTGTTTTTGAAATTGAAAAAGTAAGTACTATTTATCAATCATCAAAAAAAGAAACTTTACATAAGGAATTATATATATTTGTAGGAAATAATTTATCTTCTTCTTTAAAAAATACTTTTGACGCTCTTAATAAAAAAGAAAAAGTAAAAGAATCATCTCTGAAAGAATTAAAAAAAGAGTATCCATTATATTACGAACAATGGATTTCTTCTTTTAAAAAAAAAGAATATGCAACAATTCAATTTATTTTTCATTCTATTTATTTAGATGATACTATTAATGATGTTCGTAAAAAAATTTTTGTTTATATAAGCAATGTTAAAAATAATAAATTTATTGTACCATTTGATCAAGAATTATGGATAAAAAATAATAAAAAGGAAAACGAAATTATTGGTGTATATTTTCAAAATGCACAAGATGAAAAAATAAATAATTCACCATGTGTTTATTATCAAGTTCCTACAGTAAATAAAAATTTTCGCATAGGACCAAATTATCGTATAAATACAAGTGAAAATAATATGTTAATACAAGATTTATTAGATTCTATAAATGTAAAAACGAATAAAATTTATTTTACTGATTATCATGACGAATTATCTTATTTAAAAAGTTATTATCGCAATAATATTCCCGAAAGTATTTATCAGACATTTTTACTTAAACATTTTCCTTTTCATAAAAAAGATAAAAAACAAGAAAATAATACTAAAATTAAAAGCATATATAAGGAAGTAAGCGATTTTTTCCAAAAAGAAGAAAATTTTCATCAAGAAGAACGTAAATTACAAATAAAAAACTACACAAATAAAAAAAATAAAAACAATTCAAAAAATAGTTCAGTACTTGGAAGCTGTAATATAATTAATGTTCAGATCAAAGTGAATAGTCATTTTTCCCAAAAAAATAAAAAAAATAGCTTAGATTTATATCAAATTTTTGATTATTTGCGGGACAAAAAACTTGATATGAAAACACCTTTTATTAAGTACGGAGAAGATTTAACAGGAATTCCAGTTTCATTAACTTCTCGGGAAGCTCTTCAAAAAAATAGAATTAAAAAACAAACTTTAAAAGACTGGATATTAAAAGATTTAACAAAAAAAATGAATGGCATTAGTTTAAAACGACACTTAATTGATTATGAAAATGAACCGCGGTATTTATCTTTATCAATTAAGAAAAATAATGAATTATTAATTCTCATGGCCTTTGAAAATAAAAATAATGCTTCCCTCAAAGAATTATCAATGGGTATTTTAAATGTCCGAGAAATTATTAAAGAAATCAACAAACATATTATTCCAAAAAAAGTGAATGAAGTTCAGTACATAGAACCACCTAATGTTTCATTAACGAATGTAATTACAAATAAAAATGTTAATCCAAATAAGGAATTACAATTTTCAGAAAACACGGAAGTAAAATTTTTAAATATTATTATTCCCTTTCAAAAAGAACAATCATTTAATTTTAAAGATTTATATGAATTTTCCAAAAAGTTTCCATCTTATTTTTTTGACGATAGTCAAAATAGAAAACAATCTCAAAATTTTATCAATAATTTAGAATTAAGATACAAAAAAATCTCGGGATTTACCCCAATGAGTGATATTATTCATCAAATTGATATTTTCAAACAAGATAAAGTTCCAGAATCAGAAATTATCCATTTTTTACAAGAAAAATATGAAAAAAGTAAAGAAGAAGCAAATAAATATATTCAAGAATGGATACGTAAATATTCTACTTCTTCTTCTTCCAAAATAGACTCTCATTTTAAATTAGGTAATAAAATCGAAATCAATAACCAAAATATTAAAGTAAGTGGTGTCACAAAAATTTATTTAATTCCGATTATTTATCAATTTTTACAAACATTTATGTATCTATATTTCCAAAAAAATAAAAATAAAATAATAAATTCCAGTTTTGTTATTCAGCCTAATTTAAATCAAGAAGTAGTTAATTTTAATAATTTTTCATCTTTTAATTTGCTAAATATACCTTTTACCATGTCTTCTAATGTTTATGAAGATTTAGATGATCATAATAATGAAAATAATGAAACTGTTAATGTAAATATGGAAGAATTAAGAGAAGAAAATAATCAAGATGAAAATGTAGAGAAAAATAATGAAAATAATTTACAAAAAAGAGGTATATTATCAGCTTCTAATGTTGTTTCTGAAATTTTACTCAAATGTAATGATCCAATACTTGATAAAGGTACATGTAAAGATGCTTGTGCTGATCCGCGATATTTTATTCGTCGTTTACAAATGTATGACCATATATTGTTTAAACCGCAAAAAGATAAAAATAAAAAATTAAAAGGTGAAAATAAACAAAAAAAAGAAGATAAAGATCGTTATTCAGTAAAATGCCAACGTAAATTTCAACCCGTTGTGATGGATAAAGATCCTGAAAAAACGAAAAATGTAAATCAAAATTCTTATGAATATGCTATTTCCTATACTTCCCGAGAACAATTTCCTCGCTGGTATATTTGTCCTAAAATATGGTGTCCCATTTGTGAAATTCCGATTGCCGTATCGGATGTAAATAGTGCAACACTGCAAAAAAAAGGGTACACTATTGGATCTGAAAAAGATAAAGCAATATGTGCTACTTTAAAATGTCCTTTTGGGGATCATCGAGCTATTGTACGTGAAGCACATGAATATTCATATCCTGGTTTTGTGAGTAATTATACCACACCCGAAGGATTTTGCTTGCCTTGTTGTTATAAATCTGAGCAGCGTCAAAAACCACAATATAAAAAATGTATGAAAATAAATAATAACATCAATGTAAATAAGAAAGATGATAGTGTTTATATTTTAGGTAAAAAAAGTCCCATTGATAATCATCGTTATGGAATACTTCCGATTTATTTAAGTAAATTATTAAATACAAAATTGACAACCGGATATTTAGGGTATAATAAAGGATTTTTAAAGAAAGGAATTAAACATGAGAAAAATAGATCCTTTTTATCATGTATGCTTGATATTATTTCATGTTATACAAAAAGTAATCAATTATCATTGGATGATTTAGTGGAAACATTTATTGAAAAATTAGAAAATGATAATCCTTTATTTCTTAGTCTGCACTATGGTAATTTAGAAGTTCTTTTTCATAACAAAAAGTCAAAAGCGACTTCTATGGAAAATTATATTTCCTATTTGCGCAATAAAGAAGTATATATGGGGCATCAATATTTATGGGATTTCTTACAAAGAGAAAATATTTTATTTCCCGAAGGCGCAAATATTTTTATTTTTGAAAATGATAATTTAATTTGTCCATTTGGTGAAGATCTTACACAATTTTATAACTTAAATCGTAAAAATATAATTATATTAAAAAGTGGACATTATTATGAACCAATTCATTATTTAGAAGGAGATGGAAAATTAGTATCTAAATCATGTATATTTGATAGTTCCATGATCTATGTAAAAAAAATATATGATATATCGCAAAAAGGTTGTCAAAATAAATATGAAATAGATTGGCTACAAGTATTAAAAAAGAATATTGAAAAAGATAAACTTCCTTTTTCCACACAGAAAAATGAAATGAATTATAAATTTTCGTTTGATATTGAATTTATATTATTGCAATTATTACAAGCCATTAAAGATAAAAAATTAAATAATGATTATAAACCAAAATATCAATGTGTAGATAGTTATAATAAAGTATTTGGTATTGTTTTACATAATCATTTTTATGTTCCCATCCAACCTAGTCCATTATTTCCCAAGTTTTCTTATGAAATTATTGCAGACCATAAAAAGATACCACGTTTATCATTTAAAGATAATTTAAAAATAGTAAGTCAAATTAGCAAACATACACAATTACATTATTTTTATGAGTCAAAAATTCTTGATTTCTCTTCTAAAAAGTATATTGTAGCACTTGTCACAAATACAGGACGAATTGTTCCTATTTTA